GAGAAGGTTCTTTGAAAGGGAGAGGGATAAAACTCTTTCTCAAATCGTCTCCATAAGCTTCAACTTCTACCCATTCACCAGGTGATACAGTAATGTCTCCACCTTCTATTCTTGCTCCTTTAGCTCTGAATCCTCCATTGAGGTTGGCAAAGGCAGCTGAATCTAGTAATGCTCTTAGAGCACCAGTGCTGGCATGTTGAAGTCCACCGATCATTTGAATAAGACCGAAGCCATAAAAGCCTAAGCCCGGAAGATATTTATAATGTACAAAATAAGTTCTTTTTCTTCTTAATGAATCTTCTTCTTTCCAATTTCTTCTAATTGATAAAACTCTTTGTGAATCATAATCAACAGTAACTATATAAGGTAATTCTAATTCATTTTTATCTTCGCCTAAATCTAAATTACAATGTATTTCTAAAACAGTGTGTATTTTATCTGCCATACTTGGTGTCATACCTTCTAATCTTTGTAAAGTTTGTTCAACCATATCACCAGTATTAGGATCACCACCTCCTTCAGCTTTAGTTAAAGGTATGTCTTTAAAAGTACCTGATATTTGTTGTTTTCTAATATCATTACGAGTAAGTTTCATAACTTGTGTGTATCTATCAGCTGTTTCTAAATCTGTATTTTCCATAGAGATTACAAAATCTTCTGCTGGTACAAATTTAGAACAAATTCTATCTAATGCATTATCAAAATATATTTTTTTAAAAGCACTACCAGCAAGAGCTAAATAAAATAACATTTGATCTAGTTCATTAAAATAATCTGGAATTTCTTGTGTAACTTGAAAGTTCATAAAATCTTGAACTCTTTGAGCTTGTTCTAATTTTTTATCTGTAGTTTTACCAATAATTTGTGTTTTAACAGGACCGCCAGCTGGAAACATTTCAGCAATAGCTCTTGCTTGAAACTGAGTTGCTGCTTCTGCTAGTAAAGGATGATGAACACCTGAAGCTCCCGGAAAAGGATCTTGTCTATCTTCGACAACTACACCTAACATTCTTAGACCTTTTGAATATTGGTCTTCCCAATTTTTTCGAGAGCTTTTATCATCTTCATAAGCTCGTACTAATTGTTTGCCTATAAGATTAATTTCTGTTTCAGGTAATTCTTCAGCTAAATTAGAATAGTGATTACTTTCAAAAGCTTCTTCTTCTTTTTCAGTTTGCTCTTGATCTACATCTACATTTACTTTTTCACCTTTGTCGTTAGTGAATTGTAGTTTTTTTTTATCTAATTCAACTTCCATTATTTAACTTTTAGCTGTTTTAGCAGAGGCTTTTAAAGCTTTAGCAGAAACAGTTCCTTTACCTTTTCTACTTGTGCCTGCTTTTTTTCTTTTGTTCATATTATAATACAAACCTTTTTTAGCAACTCGGCCGCTTTTAGTTTTGTGATATCCTTTTTTCATAAGTTTACCAAATCCTTCTCTGTTAATCACTTACTTTTTTTTAAAACCGTAAGTGCCTTTTGGTTTACGTGTAGCTTTAGCTACTTTTCTTCGACTAGCCATAGACATTTTTTTAGATGATTCTTTACCACTTTTCATACCCATTGATTCATCTTTTCTTGCGTTATAGCCTTGTTTCTTTTTTACTTTTTTTTTCATAGTTTTTAACATAACATATTACCTCCTGGTTCATACCATACTTTCCTAAGAGTAGATATAAAACAAAAATATTGATTATTCTAGTATTAATTTCTTAATTGATAGAGATCCATCTATATTAGATTCAAGTTCTGCTTTGGATTTTATACACTGGTATTCAACATTACTATTTACAGCTCTATTAGCAATTCTTTTACCTTTTAAACAATCACTCATTTCTGGTTGTATACGAGCTTCTTTAATTTCTCCATTAACAATCATTAATAGAGCTACAACTACTTCAATCATACTATTTTACCTTTGTTTTTACCTTTAGTAATCATATAACCTTGAGTGCCATTACGACCTATCTCAACTTCTTTTCTTAACCTAATAAAATTTAATTGTTTAGTTTTTTTCTTTATATCTTTTAGATATTTTACAATTTTTCTAGTGACTCGTTCCATTTTGTCTAACCTTATCTTTCAACTGCTCTACATCAGCTAAAGCTTTATCTAATTGATCTCTTAAAAATTCTATATTAACTTTGTTAGTCATATTTTGTTCTTGAGTTTTTTCAAGTTTTTCTGTTGACTTATATAAATCTTCTATCAGCATAAACTGTTCTTGGTCAGTTGGCAGTTGTTCAGATTTTTTAAGTAGATCAGCTTGAAACAATTCTCTTGATGTTTCTAAACTTGTAAGTCTTGAAGTTACTTCTGTATAAGCAAACACACCCATAGCAACGGCTACGACTATACCAATCATATTCTTCATTGGCATGCTTACAGCTGTATTTTCACTAATCTTCATTTTTAGGTCCTATAAATTTATCGTTCATCAATATAACATCAGGGTTTTCTTTTTTATAATCGTTTTTTAAATCATCCCAAGCACTTTTAGAATCATTAGGTCTAGTAGTATCTTTTGTAGGAATAATACCTCTACATTTTGACACTAACAATCTAAAGTTTTCATTATGTGCAAGACTAGGATTATTATTAACTCTGCCACACATCTTCATCAATTCTAATTGTTGTTTTAATTTAACATTTTCTTTTATAGTTTTGCAATCTACACCTAAATATTTTCTATATGTAAAACTTAAATACTGTTGTTCATTTGTACTATTATCACTATAATTATAGTCAGTATCTCGTCTTTCTGTTCTTACTTCCATATCTCCACATCTTGCACCATACTCATTAAGGTATTCATTTTTAGGATAAGCTGGTTTAGCAAATAAAGCTAGTGATGCTATTAGTATAATTAATAATGCGGTAAATCTGTAATCCATGCGGAGTCCTTTCATATGTTTACCTATTTAAATCCTTAATGTCATAACTATGTTCTCTAACTTGATCCGCTAATTGTCTGTATAAATTTTCTGCCATTTGCCAAGTAGATTCCGCAGAAGTTAATCTTGTGTTTTGATCTATAATTTTATCTTGAGCAACAGTTAAATCTCTTTGAAGATTTATTATTTGAGTTTGATTGTCATTAATTGTGTCTGTTAAATTAACAATATATCTAACACCAGTAAATGTTCCAACTAATACGGAAGCTATGACTGGTACTAATATAAAATTCTTTTTAAATAATTCAGCTATATTCATGTTTTCCTATTTTTAAAAAAACAATATATAACAAAAGTTTCTATGCGTCTAGCATTTCCATCTACGTCTAGCTTGTCTTATTCTAGAATTAGGATCATTTCTTGTTTTAGCAGAGCTTCTTTTTAATTGTCCAGCTGATCTTGCACAATAACTTTTTCTACGTTTTGCAGCTTTTGATCCTTTTTTAACTTTACCAGTAACTGCAGTTTTTAATTTAGATCCTGGATTAGCTCGTCTGTAAGCAGCAACACCTTTACGTGTCATTCCCGCTCCTGATTTAGTTGATCTAAAGTTTCCAGATTTTACTGAAGTCTTTATAGCTCTTTCTTTTCTACCTTTAGGTCTGATTCTAGTTCTAGCCATTATTCTCCACCACCATAGTCTTGTGTGCTAGCACCGGCATAACTTCCATCAGCTCCTTCATATGAAGCTTGTGTTTCTTCGCTTGCTCCACCAGATCCATAATCTTGATAATTAGAAACCGTTGGAATATCATAAGTCATCATATCAATAGGCTTTTTTATTTTTCCTTGAGGATCTTGATCACCTATTGTTTGTATTCTATCTAATTCTTTTCCTTTCATAGCATTACCAGCTAAAAACGGAAGTGCAAAGGGACCAAGTGCTGCAACAGTTGAACCTGTCGATAAAGCGTAAACAGAGCTTCCTACTCTTGTTGCATTTTGAACTTTAGCAGATATTCCTAAATTTTCTTCTACAAAACTATTATAGGCACTAATACTTTCAGCTATTGTTGAATTAAAATCTTTTACACTAGATGGTTTATCCATATCCCAACTAAAACTTTTTTTTTCTGAACTAGAACTTTTTTTCATTGTTCCTAAATCTGGATAAAAATCTGGTGTACCATCTTTAGCTAAATCATCTAAAACTTTATCATTTTTCATTTTATCAGATATATTTATTATATCTTTTGTATCTTGAGTAGAATCCACACTATTTTTTTGTTGATCAACAGCACATATACCATTAACTGACATTCTTCCATCTGAACAAATAAATTCTTGCATATTATCTACCTTGTCTATTATATTTTTTATAATCTCTTTTTTCAGATTTGTTAAGAGTTTTTTTGTGGCGTCTAGGTCTTTTTTTAGGCTGATCTCTAGGAACGAAGTGTGTAAACTTCTGCTTGGCCATTAATCTTTTTTGTATTTATTAAATTTACTTTTGCCTAAAACATCAGACATTTTTTTATTTTTTAATTTAGATTTTCTTATACTACCGCCACTGTCTTGAAGTTTTTTAAGTAATAATTTATCATCAATTTTAATTACTTCGGCTACTTCAATTGTTTCGCCTTCATCATTAAAAGTCTTTTCAGCTTTAGTTGCTATAAAATCATCATTTTCTTTTCTTGACATTTTTTTTTACCTTTTTCTTTTTCTTTTTTCTTAACAGAGCAAAGTCTACACCTGTTAACTTGCCATCTTTATTTTTATCTAATTTTTTTCTGTTGCCTTTTAACATTCTTCTTAACCTTTCGTTTTACTTTTTTAGGTGCTGACATTCTAGAGTTTTGTAATCTACCTTCTCCTGAACCTGCGCCAGCAGTCATCTTCATTATTAGCCTCTACCTTTTTCTCTAGTAGATGCTGAACTTTCATCTTTTGCAGCTTTATATCTTTTATATATTTTTTTTAAACTATCAATAGATTTTTGATTATTTTTAGCATAAGAATTAGAACCTGATTCAGATGAATCACCTTTAATTACATCTATGTCTTTATTAGATACAGGATATAATTCTTTAGTATTATCTTTTACTCTTTTTTCAGTAGATGTTTTAAGTTTTTTTTCAATACCTGCTTCGTCAGACATAATTAACCTCTTTTAATTTTTTTTATAAAAGCAGCATTGTCTCCATGAAAATCAGAGTTGCCTTTAGTCTTGTCCTGAATAGTCTTTTCAGCAGCAGCATCCATATGTGGTGGATGAGCTTGTGGTCCAAAACCTGCAGCAGCTCCACTTGAATTGTACTGAACAGGAGTTTTAGTAGTCATTTGTGTTTTAGTCATTAATAGATTCCTCCAGTTATATTTATTTTACCAATAAAATTTTCCATTTCATTTTCTCGTCTTGTTTGTTCTTTTACTACTTCATCACCTGGATCTTGCATAGCTTTTTTTATCATAGCAGCTGGCTCGATAGCTCCAGGAAACTTTTCATAAAATCTTTTATTAGCTGCTTTAACATCTTTAACTGAAAAGTTTTCAGTGTTATAATTATTAATTGCTTGCTTCGTAAATGGGTTCTTACTCATTTAAGTCCTCCGTTGTACTTAATTTTTTATTTAGTATACCTTGAAAACACGATTGTGTAAAGGTCGGAAGTAACATTTCGCTTATAGGATTTTTATTATGGCCAGTAGACCACGAAAGACAGGGAACTCCCTTCTCGTCCCAGGCTACTAGAGCATATCCTTTAATATCTACTTTATCACTAATCTTGATACATGCATCATGAAAAGCATTAACTACTTCGTCATCTTGACGTTTTTCTACTTCTTTAGTAGTAAGTGGTTTTTTTTGAATAGGTCTATACCTATTAAGAGTAATAATGTTTGTCTTTACGACTGTATTGCTTTTGTTCATAATCTTCATCTTCTGGATCATCAGGGTGAGTTACTAAAAATCCATCACGAATACGCATTAAAGCTTGTACACAAGTATCGTGGACATCGTCAAACTTTCCATAAGGGAAAGAAGCGGATTCATCTAATACACTCTTAGTCCAATCTTCGTCCATTGTAAACACTAATCCACCTTCAAACATTGGAGCTATTGAGTGAGTTCTAGAAACTTTATCTCTATCTGGATTAAAAGTAACTACAGGCACTCCTGATCTTCTCATATCTTGTATAAGAGATTGACCAGAAGCTCGTTGTTCAATTAAAACTTGATCAGGTCTCCATTCTTCAAAACTATCTTGTGCTCTTTTTCTTAAATCTGGATATTCTAATCTTTCTTTCCAAGCGTCTAATAATATAGCAGCGGGATAAGGTTGATTAGTTTCATCTCTTGCTGTAAATACTCCCCAAGTAGTGCAAGCAGAAAAGTCAGCAGAGCTTCTAGTTGAAAAGGCAGTATCATAAGATTGTACTATATAAGATAACGAAGGTATTTTTTCTCCCTCATATATATTCCACCACTCTCTTTTAATAATAGATCCTTCATCACCTGATGGTTGTTGTTGATAAAGTGCTTGCCAAACTCTATTTCCTACTGTAGCTTTTATTTTTTCTAAATCTTTTTTAGAATAAGCTTCAGGCCATAATGCATTACCTTTATCATCAATAGCTGGTAAATCTAAAACTTTCCAATCTTCTTTACTCTCTGCTAAAATATGTCCAGCTAAATCATCTTGATGCCATCTTGTTTGAATAATTATAATTTTACCACCAGGTTGAAGTCTTGTGTAAGCTACTGACTTATACCATTCTACTAAATTACGTCTTTGTGTTTCTGACTCTGCATCCTCTCTTCCTTTAATAGGATCATCGATAATAAGTAGATGAGCACCTCTACCTGTAATAGCTCCACCTGCACCTACAGCAGAATAAGTTCCGCCTTGCATAGTATGAAATCGTTTAGCTGAACTTGAATCAGCACGTAGACCTACTTGTGGAAAGACACTATTAAAATCTGGACTAGCTATTTGGTTACGAACTTTACGACCAAAGTCATCTGCTAGTTCTTGAGCATAAGTAGATTGAATTACAAATTCATTAGGATTATTTCCTAGATACCATGCTGGAAAAAACTCTGAACATAACATAGACTTTCCATGCCTTGGCGGCATAAAAACTGCTAATCTATTTATTTCATTTTTTTCTAAAGCTTCAAGATTTTTTGCAATTAATTTTATATGTGCGGGATCCTTGTAACCAGGATATATATGCTTTGCATAATCTAATAAACTATCTCTAGATTTAGAAGTTGATAGTATCTTTGTAAGATGTTCAATGACTTCTCCAGCTCTTTTATCTTTAGTCTTTTTGTATATCTGTATAGCTGACTTTAACTTTTCCTTGATCTGAATTTTTTGCATTTTGTAATCCTCTTCCTACTTCTCCAGCCTTAGTGTAAGCTTCAAACTTTTCTGTTAGTTTCTCGAAAGGTTTAATTTCTTTTTTAACAATTTTTTGCCAATGTAAAGAAGTTTGTCCAGTTCTATTTAAATGCCAAGCTAACTTACTTGCGTCTGCAAATCTAGCATTAACATTTTTTTGATGATGGAGGTCTCCCTCTTTTTCTGGATGACCTTCTTTATAAATTCTAGATTTAAACATCTCGTCATTATTGTTACCAGTAATATCAGCTCGATCATGTAAAACATCTATATCTACGTCTTGCATTATATCTAATAGATAAGCAATCTCTGAGACCCATGCATCATTTTGTCCATGTAAACTTATATGATCTAAACATCTAAACCAATCCCAAGGTATAATAGGAAAGATACTATAAGGATGTTGAGTTTGTTCTTTAACTCTTAATAGTTTAAATTGGCCATCAAACTTATCGACTTCTAAATCCCAATGTTTAGTTTGCATAATAGCATCGTCATTAAAAATCATGATCCACGTACCTTGAGCATATGCAGCTAGGCCATTATTATATTGATGTAAGTTTTCGTAACCTAATCTTTTAAACTTTATAACTGATCTAAACGGATGTTTGATAGCGGTCAGTGCATCAATACTTTCTTGATCATCATCATCTACTCCATAAAGTAGTTGAAGTTTGTCAGGATTTTTTGCATTATCTAATAATGATTCTGTAGCTTTTTTAATTAAGGGTACCCTTTTCCTT